AATGATGTATCAATAGAACCAGTTGCTGTAATTTTTATTATTCTATTAGCAGTGGTTCCTTTATATGTTGTAAAATCACCACTTAATATATATCCATCTTCAACCTCTAATATATGTTTTATATCATTATTAAACCCTGTTCCTATATCAAATCCTAATTGTGTTGATGTTGCTCCTAATGGTATAACAAATTGTGATTGCTCTGGTGCAATACCTGTATTTGAATAACTATTGAATGAACCACCTATAATTGGTTCATCATCATTAAAAACAACACTTTTTACTATTGGTGGAAATCCTGTGGAAGTAAATTGACCTTCATTTATCCAAAAGTTAGCACCTGTTTCATCAAGAGCCACTATATTCTGTGATGTTTGTCCTTGCACAGTTCCAAAATTACCAACAATAACTAAATTACTACTAACATTAAATGCCATATCATAACCACCTGTTACAGTTGTTGATGTTCCATTATCTAAACCTTGTGATATAACATCAAAATCTAAATCTGGCACATAGTTTAGAAAAACATTTTTCTTCAATCTAATAATCTTATTACAAGCAACAGAACCACCATATCTTTCAAACTTACCTGTTACATATATTCTATCTAAATTATCAACAAGAACTTTTATTACATTCTCACCATATGTTCCTGCTGGTGAATTATCTAAATCAGTTACTGCTGTTCCAAATGAACCATCTGGTTTTAACACAATAATGTTTCCACAACTAAAATTATTATACATATAAAAATCACCAGCAACAACTATACTACCATTTGATAATAAATCAATAGTTCTTGGGTATGAGTTGTTTAATACAAATCCTTGATTTACACCACTAAAAGCAACATCTTTAATACCTGTTGTTGTCAATCTAATAATTCCCTTACAAGGTGTTGTTCCATTCCATAATGTCATAACACCACCAACAATTAGTTTTCCATCAGGTTGTAATTTAATACACATAACTGGTCTATCAAAACCAATACCTACTGGATATGCAGTATCTTGTGACCCATTAGCATTTAATCTACATATATTTTTTTTACCACCTATTGTATCATAACCACCTATGTATATTCTATCTGTTGAATCTATTTCTAATGTATATATATCTGATGAGAAAACTGGTGGTGTAAATGATGTATCTAATGTAAAATCTGTATTTAATCTACATATTTTTCTTCCTGGTAATGCAATACCTTGATAAGATGTAAAACCACCTACACAAATATATTTACCAGCATTAGCACCTACTAATTGTTTCTTAATAACATTTACTACTCCATTAAAACCACTACCAATAGAAGTATTATCACTTGTATTAGGTGTTAAATCATAGTTTAATGACATTATTCTACCATTTGCAGTAGTATAATCTACTGATTCTTTAAAAGTTTTATCCCAACCATCAAATCCATTAAAAGATAATGGAACTCCATTATTACTAATTTGGTAACCAAAGTTGTCTCCATCTCTTGGTTGATCTATAAAGTTTATGTCTAATGTCAATTTTCTACTCATTACTTATTTATATCTTTTTTATTTTGTTCTTCTGCAAAGTTATCCCAAATCTCTTCTGCTGTTAGATTTGCTAATCCTTCTAATTTAGGATCTACATTTGGTTCTATGAAGTTTTTAGGTTTAATACCTTTTATCATTATACTTCTTGCTATGGCAAACTTTAATCCTGATCTACTTAAAAACTCACCATTCTTTCCTCTTGGTGCAATTCCTTTCTTTACAATCCATTTATCTAAAACTGATGGTGGCATCATCTTTCTAAATGAATATGGTGATCCCCAACTAACTTGTGTTCCATTTACACCTTTATCTTGATACTCACCATATTCTTTCATCAATATATTTACTTCATAACTATTCTCTGTTAGAACTATATCTGCTTGAATAGAATTTCTCAATTCACCTGAACTATTAGGTGCTGCTGCTTTTATATCTTCAACCATAGCATCTATGTATGCTTGTATGCTCTGTGAAATTGTAATCATCTAATTAGCAATAATTTTGTGTGTTAGGAACTGATAACTTTAATGTGATGAACCACCCATCCAAACTATTATATCCACTCATCTCTACTTTGTTAGCATCTGTTACTGATACTAATTCTATCAAATCATCATTATTCTGTAATCTTAAATAATTTACTAAGTCATTTATAATTGCTGATGTAATGTTTAAGTTATCAATATAGTTATCATTACCATTATATTTATCTCCTGGTTCTTTACTTATGTCTCTTTGGTCTAATACTGCTACCTCAAATGTAAAAAATGTTACCTTACTATTAGAAAAGTCTGCGCTGGTAGGGTTTACTACTGCAAGTGGGTATATGTTTTTCTTATATAAATCTTTATCTCCATCTCTTGCCTCTATAACAGTATTTACATTTACATTGTTTAATAATCTTTGTTTAAGTAAATCTATTGTTAAATAAAATTGGTTCATTTAATTATTCTATTTTTATTAGTAAAACTCTATTAAGTGTTACACATAGTAAAAACACCTTAATGTTCTTTTGTTTTTTATTCTATTATATCTAATTATTCCTCGCTTTTGAGTAATAATTGCAATTTTAGATCTCTTATCTCTGCATTCAACCTTTCAATTATTCTTTTAAGTTTAATAACCTGGTCTTGTGGTTTAATGTTTAACATTGTTGTGTAATCTGATTTTGATGCTCCTATGATTTCTATGATTATTTTTATAGTGTTATTCATTTTATCTAATTCTATATTTTTGTATTTGTGGTTTCTTCAACCTATGACTAATAATATATCTTGCTGCATCTAATAAGTGATTATACATATCTATTGGCTTTTCATTTTTCTCAGACCAAATATAGTTATTAAGTTCTTTAATCAAATTACTACTATTAGGATCTATTATCATTCTATAATCTTTCATTAGTAATATACCTTCTTTAACAGAACCTGCTCCTTTAACACAAGGTTTTATATTGACACCAGTTCTTTTAACTTCTTCAATAAGTCTTCCTTCTGCTGAATCAGCAATAATAAGTCTTCTACCTATAACATCTCTAAATATATTAGATAGTTCTGTTGTAGTTAAACCAGTCTTGTATAATTCTTCTTTTAACCAAATCATTTTATTCTTATTATCAATACTAACTTTAATAAGTGTATTTGGATCTTGAGACCAACCAAAATCTGCTCCTGCTTCCCAATCACTATCTTCATTAAACTCACCTAACTCCCAATTATTAAATATAACACCTTCTGCTTTATCTAACCAACCACCTAATATAATATGATTGTATTTAACAACATTATTAGTCTTTGTGTTTTCTAATTCTTTTAGAAATGATAAATCTAAATTATCTTTATTATCTAAATATGTTGTGTGAATATAAGTAGTATCATCTTTTGTTATATTAGAACCAGGTTCAACACCTTTTGATTGGAAAAATCTTTCATATATCCAATGTGCTTTTGTAGATGGGTTTAATAAAAGAATAACTCTATTCTGTTTTCCTTTCTGTCTTACTGATAAGTTTATCTTATCAAATGTTTCTTCACTCATCAACTCTTCTGCTTCATCTAAAATCCATGTGGTTACACCTTGTAATGATTTAAGATTTGCTGATTGGTCACCACTTGATGTTCTAATACCTCTAAATAGAATAGTTGAACCTGTTGTCTTTGATGTAATACTATCTTTTGTTATATCAAACTTATCTAAATGACCCATAAGTTCTATTTTAGATGTAATCTCTGGTATAATAGATATATGTGCTGACTTCATAGTATATCTTGTAAATAGAATAGTATGTCCTCTTTCAAATAGTAAAGTTAAAGCACACCAATAAGCAACAGAAAAAGATTTAGATGAACCTCTTCCTCCTGTCAATACATAGAACCTTGTTGGTGATGTAAATAGTTTTTTATATTTATCATTAAGTATTACTTTACTCATAAATCATTTTAAGTTGTTTTAAGACACTATTTTTTTATAGATAAGTAAAGTTATTACTCATTGTCTTTTGTTGTCTTAAAGTCTATTAAATCCTTTAATTCAATGTCATTTACATTTAGTGTTGTAGTCTGTTCTATTGTAGCAAGTGGTTTTCCAAATCTATAGTTAAAATATAAAGTCATTGCTCTTGCATCACCTGCTTTAATTCTTTTTAGTAATTCATTAGCAACTAATTCTTTATCAATGATTTTATCTAATAGTTCTATTACAGACTTCTCTTCATCTCTTTTCTTTCTACCAGCACCAACTCTAACACCACCTCTTTTCTTTTCTTCCATTTTGTTTATGATTTTTTTTTGTTTAATCATTTATATATTATTAGTATATATCATGATGTTGCATGTTTTCTATTTTAGTAGCTTTCTATACTCTTCAAAGTTATTTATCCTTGCTTCTGCAATCTTAAAGTAATCTTCATCTAATTCCATACCTACAAATCTAAATCCTTCTAAACAAGCAGATATACCAGTTGAACCTGAACCCATAAAAGGGTCTAATACTATTCCACCTGGTGGTGTTATCAATCTACAAAGATAAGTCATTAGGTTGATTGGTTTGAGAGTTGGATGGTTGTTCTTATGTATTGGTGTTTCTCTAATTGTTCCATCAGGTCTTGCCCTATCATCTAATTGGTTTATACTATGTAATTTTTTATCTTCAAAATTATCTAAACCAAGGTTTCTCTCTTTCTTACCAACTTTTGCCACATAGAAAAATCTTGATGCACCACCATTTTCTGTTTTTATACCAGGTCTTGTATATCCACCACCTATATTTATATTTTTTGAACCTTTTACATTATTTCCTTTTCCAGTTGAATGTGTTGATAATATACCACTTTGTTCATCTAAAACTTGTGCTGCTTCTTCATCAAATAAAATGTTAGCAGGAAATCTACCTTCTCTTTCCTCACTATCCTCACAACCTTTATATGTATCACAATATATACCATTATTACCTAATCCATTATTACCACTTGTCTTTACTAATTCTGTTCCAATTCTACAACCATCAACATTTATTCCACCTGTTCCCCATTTGATTACATTATCTACAATAGTTTTCTCACTTAAAGGTTTTCTTGCCAAACATATTGGTTCATTTGCTGGTTTCAAAGCAGTTCCCCAACCTTCATATTTAGATGAACCTTTTGTTACTTTACCAAAGTCTTCACCTCTTGTTGGTGGTGT